AAACCTACACCGAAAAAGAATGGAACGACATGGAAAATTACTACTTGAACAAGCTCGAAATAGAACGTGATCGAGTAAGTACTGCAGGAAAATTGATTGTTAATCTTTCTGAACAGAACCGATTGAAAAGACAGGAAATAGAAAAGCTAAAATTATTTTTAGCTGCTGCAACTGTAGTAATGGAAATGTACCTTAAAAAGTTTGAAGATTCGGAGAAAGCAAAATAGACAGGATGATCGCTCATGGCAAGCCCTCAAACTAAAAATGGTTACACAAAGGTTGCTAATGAGATTTTAGAAACTATCTCAAAAACTGACCTCAACGGCACGCAGTTGCGCATTGTCTTGGTCGTATGGCGCTATACATACGGTTTCGGGAGAAAGCAGCACGAATTATCTCTAGCTTTTCTCTCAGAAGCACTAGACACCAGGAAGAGCCATGTGGACAAAGAACTGACTGCTTTAATAGACCGCAAGATTATAAGTGTCGTTGGGGTTGGTTCAAGGAGGGGAAGGGTTTTGAGTTTCAACAAGAATTACGAAGAATGGCAAGTCCGTCCTACAGATGTAGGACATCAACCATCGTCCACCAATAGTAGGACATCATCGTCCTGCAATAGTAGTACGATACCGTCCTACAACTGTAGTACCAAGAAAGAAATAACTAAAGAAAAATATAAAAAAAATACTCGTCAACAAAAAACGTATGACGAGGATAACACATATTTTAAAATGGCTCTTTACTTTTTTGACAAGGTTTCAGTTGTGGCGAGTGAGGCTGGTGTAGAACATCTTATCAAAAAAGCCAACTTACAAAAATGGGCTGATGAATTTAGAAAACTTGTGGAGCTTGATGGGGTTGAGGATAAGAAACAAATCCTTACAGTCATGGATTGGGTTACGCAGGATCCTTTTTGGAGGACCAATGTTTTATCTGCTAAAAAGCTTCGAGAAAAGTTTGGAGAGTTGGCCATAAAAATGAATGCAGCTCAAAAGCCTAAACAACCAGTACAACCGCAACAACAGGATTCAAGAGACAAGGATATTGAATTTCAACGATTTATAGCAAACGATGGTGATCCGAATGAATTCGATTGGAATAAATGACATCGAGGTTGAACAATCCGTTTTAGGGGCAGTATTTCTCGAATCTAGCGTTTTAGATGACATTGTTTTTTTAGAAGAACGTGACTTTTCAGTCCCAAGACACCGATCGATCTACAAGGTTATGAGATACCTAGAAAAGAAGAGTCAGCCTGTTGATTTAATCACCGTAACGGATGCAATTATGAAGTTTGGAAACATAGAGGATATGGGTGGTGTTTCCTACCTTTCAAAACTATCCGCATCATGCCCAACTACAGCAAACGTTGATTATTACGCTCGTATCGTTCGTTCAAAAGCGATGGAACGAAGAATGAAAAATACTGCAGAAATCATCCAAGGGATGTCTAGGGATGATTATGAAACAGATGAGGAATTTTTCTCTTATGTTGAGAATCTAATCACAGAATTAAGGCCCCAGGACAACGCAAAAATGCTTAGCTTTTCTGAAACAAAAGATGAGTACTACACATATCTCAAAACACCAGCTGAATTCATCAAAACTGGATTTACTGAGTTTGATAAGTGGGCCCAAGGATTATGGAGAGGTTGGCTCTTTGTGAGTGCAGGAAGGCCATCTGTAGGGAAAACAGCTATTGCGTTGCAAAGGGTGTACGGAGTGGCTCAACAAAGGCAAGGGGTGGTTCTTGTTTGGAGCCAAGAAATGAAAAGGAATGCTTTAAAAGATCGAATGCTTTCTGCAGTAACAGGAATTCCATTTCAAAAAATCAAGACGAAAAGCATTAGTGGAGATCAACAAGTTCTTTTGGATAGAGCTTATGACAATTTTGATTATTTACCCATTTATATGCAGGACAGCTCAGGAGTCACCATAGACGAGATCAAAGCAACAACCAAACAGTTCAAAAAGAAACACGGAAAAATAGCAATGATCGTTGTCGATTATCTGCAGATCATGAGTATCCCTCAAACGAAAGGGGATAATCGGGCACAAGCAATTGGTAGGGTTACTGGACAAGCAAAACAAATTGCAATGGAACTTGATTGCTGCTTCATGATGTTATCGCAAATGACTCGAGCATCAGAAATGAAAGGTCGTCCAACGTTATCTGATTTGAAAGAATCTAGTTCGATTGAACAGGATGCCGATGTAGTGGAATTTCTTTGGAGTGAGGGAGAAACAACTTCCCAAGGAAAAATAGTCAATCAAACCTTCGCTAAAGGTCGAGACATTGGCGTGAACGAGTTTAAGCTTCTTTTCATGAACTGGAAACAAAAATTCACAGAAATTCCTGCTGAAATCAAATAAAGAAAGTGAGGAAAACAAAATGGACTGGCTAAATGAACCTTTATTAGTTGGGACGTGGGTGAAAATAGAACTTCATATGTTAAAAAACTTCACGGGATTTATCACAAAATTTGATCACGAAGAGGAACAATACCATGTGCAACTTACTAAAAATGCACAAGGAAAACAAACAGCTGGTATTTTGTGGGTAGAGTCGGAATATGTCGTACCCGCAGACGATGAAAGCCAATATTTTAGATCGGGTTTAATCGATACCACATTAGATTTAAAACAAAAAGAATGGTTCCTGGAGCTTACAGAAAAATTACCATTAGAGAATCATTAGTCATGAAACAAATTCGAAAACGCCTAGTTGCTTTAACTGAAAGCCATGATATGAATAAATGCTCAGGCTGCCCCACTTGTGAAGAAATAAAAAGTTTACGCAAACAAATTGGTTTTACCAAAAATACGACCAAGAAGAAGGAGGAACAAGAAGTGGCGTTTGAAATGTCTGCCGAAGAATTTGTAGATTTAAGGTTCGTTAAAAAATTAAGCTACTTAAAAATAGGCAAAATGAAAGGTGTTTCTGATGCAACTATTCACCTTTGGAAAGACAAAAATAAAAAGGAGATTGACGCTGAAATGGAACGATTGAACACAACACTTCCGGATAAGAAAGCGGCAGTAAATCCTCTTGAAAATAGCGACAATACAGCTGGATTGATTTCAACTATTGAAGAATTAAAACTGCAATTAGTAAAAGCCGCAGGCAAAGAAAATGCCAGTAAAAATATGATTAATGATTTAGAAGCAAAATTGAGAGATTACCAAGATATCCATAGTTCGCATGTTGAAGTAGATAACGAGCTTACTAGCTTACGGACTGAAAATCGGTTGATTCGTGATTTGTTGCGGTGGGTTTTGTAGTGCGGCTAAATTTGTTTAGGGATAAAAATGGGAGATTTAGCGAGGGAATTCATTATTCTCCTGAAACGCAATTCAAACTCGGAGAACGTAGGAGTATTAAGACCGAGTTTAAACAAGGTCAAGAACCGCACAATAAACTTCATGTTGGTACCATTCGAATCCGTAGGGAAACACATACAGGACTAATGAGGGCATGGGTGAAGATTTCCGAACCAAACGTATGGAAAAAACGAGCAGTCTTGGTGTGGGAATCTGTTCATGGTCCGTTGCCGAAAGGCTTGGTTGTCCATCATTGCAATCGTAATAGTTTAGATGATTCTATTAAAAACCTTCAAGGTATGTCTAGAAGAGATCACGTAAATGAGCATCGTGAAGAATTGGAGGAAGCGAAAAGATGTATCAGCTAGATCTATTTAGGGAGATATTAGTAGATTCGTTCGCTGGAGGCGGCGGTGCCAGTACGGGAATAGAAATGGCTACAGGATTAAGCGTGGATATTGCAATCAATCATGATCCAGCTGCTATTGCTATGCACAAGGCAAACCACCCTGATACAGAGCACTATTGCGAATCAGTTTGGGACGTGGATCCCGTTGAAGCTGTTAAAGGGAGAAAAGTTGGCCTTGCTTGGTTTAGTCCTGATTGCAAGCATTTTTCAAAGGCAAAAGGTTCAAAGCCAGTAGAAAAAAGTATCAGGGGTTTAGCTTGGGTTGCTGTTAGGTGGGCAGCCAAAGTAAAACCACGCGTAATTATGTTGGAAAACGTTGAGGAGTTCCAGACATGGGGACCGCTCATAACAGTAAGATGTCCGCAAACTGGCTTGATTAGAAAATTAGATGGCAGTGTAGCTAAGCCTGGTGAGGTAGTTCCTTTGTCCGAACAGGCTATGATTCCAGACACTAGTAAAAAAGGTAGAACGTTTGAACAATTCATAAATGCCCTAAAAACCATTGGCTATCAAGTTGAGTTTAAAGAATTGAAGGCCTGTGATTACGGTGCACCTACAATCAGAAAAAGGTTTTTTATGGTTGCCCGGTGCGATGGCAAAAATATAGAGTGGCCGCAACCGACTCATGGTGATCCGAAAAGTTTGGCTGTAAAAACAAGGAGATTAAAGCCTTGGCGTGCTGCCTCAGAAATTATTGATTGGGAAATCGGTACTCCCTCTATATTCGAAAGGAAAAAGCCATTATCCGAAAACACACTAAGAAGAATCGCTCGAGGAATTCAAAAGTTTGTGATTGATAATCCAAGTCCTTTTTTAGTACAGGTCAATCACACGGGATCCAGTCATCATTACTGTCGCCCGATTGATAAGCCATTTCAAACGATTACTTCAAAAAATGGATATGGTCTTGTGACTCCATTCATTTCTAGGATTGGTCAAACGAATTTTGGTGGAGATAGGCTCCAATATGACATAGAAAAGCCATTGACCACGATTACTTCTAAAGCTGAACATTTGCTTGTAACACCGGTGCTGGGAGTTAATACATCCGGTCATCCCGGGAGCTCGCCAAATGAACCGCTTCGGACCATTACTACTGGTGGCCATCATATGTTGATTAGCCCGACATTAATTCAGATGGGCTATGGTGACCCAGAGGGTAGGAGAGTTCTAGATTTAGATAAACCTCTTGGAACGATTACAGCTGGTGGAAATAAGTTTGGTCTTGCTACTGCTTTTATTGCTCAGCATTTTGGAACATCGACCGGCCATGAATTAGAAAGACCATTAAACACTGTTACTGCAGTAAATAAAGCAAGTCTAGTTACAGCATTTTTGTTGAAATATTACGGGGCTGACACAGGACAAAAATTAAGTGAGCCACTTCATACGGTTACAACAAAAGATCGTTTCGGTTTAATCACTATCAAAGGAACCGAATATCAAATTGTGGATATCGGAATGAGAATGCTTAAACCTCATGAGTTATTCGCAGCTCAAGGTTTTCCTGAAAACTACATTATCGACCGTGATTGCAACGGGAAAAGTTATTCTCAAGCCAAGCAAGTAGCCAGATGCGGAAATGCCGTTCCACCGCCGTTTGCCGAATCGCTTGTTAGAGCAAATTTACCCGAATTTTGCGTTAAGCATAATCGGTACAAGCCAGCAATGGTTAATTAGACTAATCTATCAAAATATTGTTGGATTAGACATAAACGACGAATGAAAGGTGGATAAAAATGAATTATGGTGATTTGAAAGATTTAAATAAGCATTTACTTTATAAACGTATTGTGGAATGGAATGAAAATAAGCTTGTATTAGACGATGGGACACTCATTACTCTTGAAGAGAGTGAAAGTGATTGCTGTGCTGGTGCTTGCGGTAAGTTTAGTAATGTTGAATTGGAAGCAGTTATTACAAACGTAGAGGTCGGTGAACAAGTTAATATTCCAGACGATGATACGACTGTAAATGAAGTTAAAGTCACGTTATTTCATAACCAAAATCCAATTGCTTTGGCTGAAATGACAGCAGATGCAGGTAATGGAGGATATTACTATTCTGTGGGGTCATTTGTTGTAAATGGTATACACTTCCCAATTGTAGATGCTTAAAGGTCAAGAAGTAATTCGTCTTTCGAAGAAATAACAAATCAAGAAGGTGAGAAAAAATGTTAATTCTAGTATTACTAATAGGTTGTTTTATCGGATTTTGTGGAATGGCAATCCTATCAGGACGTGCCTACGAAAAAGGATTTGCCGATGCTGCTAGTGCCTTTGAAAAAGCGTATGAGGATGGGAAGCAAGAGGGAAAAGTACCAAGCGTTCCAGTTGGGAGGATATGAAGAATGACATTTGACTTTGAAGCCATTAAAGCAAAATATTCCTCTGACAAAGTATCGAAAATATTTGTCGGCAATGCAGATGAAATCAGAAGCTTGATTGCTGCCTATGAACAAACTCAAACAGCACTGGAAGAAATGTCGAAGGAATTGAAAAAGGCGAATGTGCGGATAAAATATTTGGAAATAAAATTTGGTTGCGATGGTAAGGTTCATTTTCAAAAACCACCTTACACGGAACTTGACGATGATTGATTTTGCCAAAGCTACTAAAAAACAACTCTACCAAATCGCCATGGACGAGAACAATAGATTGAGAGACCGTTATCTAGCTGCAAAGGAATTGTGGAGAAGAAAGAAGGAGAAGAAATGAGATTCTGCGGTATTGACCCAAGCACGAAATCCGGTTTTGTAGCCATCGATGAAAATGGACAAGTCGTCCGGGCTAAAGAGCTCACTGGTGTAGGCGACGAAGACCCTAGAAGGATGATCACGCTCATTGATGAAATTATCGCTCATGTAAAGCCTGGTGACATCATTTGCATTGAAGGTTTCCCTTACGACACCCAACGAGCCATGTTTGCAGGAGGATTGCACCACGGCATCCGTAACGAGTTATTCAAAAGAAAACTTTTGTATCATGAGGTTGCCCCAAATGCAGTGAAAAAATTCGTTAATGTTTCAGGATGGACTGGTGAGGTTGGAAGTAAAAAAAGGCTAACTGGACCGCAAAAGAAACGAGCAGTAATGAAAGCAGTTTATGAACACTATGGATTTGACCATAAAAGCGACAACGTGGTCGATGCCTATATTTTGGCTCAGATTGCAGAATTACTTTGGAAAGTTAACAACGGAGTTTGGTGCCCGGAAAACGAAGGATATCTTCCAACCTATCAAGCAGAAGTTATTCAGAAGATATTAACCCCAGAAACTACACCAAAAACAAAAAAGAAAAAGGCAAAGGCATGAGAAAGAAAAAGAAAATGTTCCCCGTCGTCATTCGCCGCCAGAGAGAAGGAGAAGCCAAGCAGGCTATCAAGGACTTGGAGGAAAGAGGATTTGTTCTCATCTATCCTCTCACCGAACTAAAAAGGGATGGAAAAACATTTACCAGGGATTCTTTTAACCGCAAAATATTTGTAGAGAATACGGAGAGTAGCTGCTGGATTGCTAAGTTGATGAGGGTTGATGGGTAATAGACACATAAAGTGCAATAAAAAATAAACGAAAGGCGAGGTAATTTTTAATGAAAATTGTTGTTGCTAACGAAAAGGAAAAAGAACTAATAATGAATTTCATTAAAGCAATGCAAGACTTAGACATGTTTAATGAAATGGAATCATTAGACCATAGTGAAGAAAGAATTTATCTAAGTACAGACCAATATAGAGTCATTTCCGATAATTTACACTCTGTAGAAATTGATAAAAATGAAGAAGAAATGACTTTTGATGATGATACTTGCATTACAGGAACGTGCAAAAAGTGTGGTGTTACAACTGAGGGAACTTCTAATGGCGATTCTATCACTTATGTTGAATATCTTCGTTCGAGATCAGAGGAACAGCAAAGCACTTGGCTCTGTGAAACTTGCTACTTAGCAGAAACCGAATAAAGTTACTAATGAACAGTTCGAGAAAAATAAGTCTTTGACGTAAAAAAGCGACGTAAGGGAGAAGGAGATAAGTTGAGGACTATACCCAAACGAAAAATAATGAAAATGATTAAACGTCACTCGATACCAATGATGAATGAATACTTCAACAATGAACACGCCTTGGCGGTTTCTGGAGTGTCCGTGATTAGCGATGAAAGAGCGTGGGGTATTTGCGATACTCTTAGCAATTACGCTCATATTTTGTACAGAAATTTCGGCGAGGATTCAGACGTTTATAACAACGAGTGGGCAGGATTGTTATTGGATTTTTACTGAACAATTCGAACAAAATCCGAATAAGCGAGGTGTAAAAATGCAAAGTAATGAAAACGAACAAAAACATTTAGACCATCCATTTTATAAAGATGCTCATGACTACATTGAAAAAATGAGAATCGGACAAATCATAAAAGGCGCCCATAAATACCCAGAGCCATTTACAACGGCATCTTGGAGCAACCAAGAGATAATTGATCATGCCATGCAGGAGAATGTGGATCAGGCGCACTACATCTATGCAGCACTAGAACGGATGCAGGTTTTACAAAATGAAATACAGGAAGCTGGAGAAAAAAACACCTGGCTTACCAAACAGCTTTTACAAGCGAAAGAAATCATTAGGGAATTGAAAGTGAAAGATAGAGTTTCTAAAAATTTGGAGTTGGAAAAAGAGAATCTTAGACTGGCTCAAGAGATCGAAAGGTTGAAAGATGATAAGGAGTGAATCTCGTGGAAATTATGGTAGGTGATAAATATATCATCACCTCGGATGAATACAACTTGGTCTTAAAAGAAAAACGAATATCCAAAGAAACGAAAAAAGTAAATTTTGTCACCATTGGCTATTATGGAAAACTCGAACAGCTTGTCTCTGCCCTGTTTACGAAGGAATTGAGAGATTCAGAGGCTACGAGTATCCGATATTTAGTAGACACACTACATCATGTCGGAAACAGTCTTAAAATTGATATTAGCGAAAAGGTAAAAGCTGAATTTAAAGAAAAGAACATTGAGAGTGATGAAAATAAGTGGTTTTGAGGAGGTAGGCAAAGTGAATCTAACGAAATTGTTTGAAGCACAAAAAGAGTTGCGTGATCGGATCAGTTATAACGAGCCAGATCGATTTAACAAGCTAATTTTGGCATTGTTAGTCGAATTAGGCGAATGTGCGAATGAATGGCGCGGATTTAAATTTTGGAGCGTGAATCAGCTACCACATACGTCAGCTGTGCGAGTGCCAGCCATGATGGAAGAGGACAAGGTTTATTACAATCCATTGCTTGAAGAGTATGTGGACGGATTACACTTTGTGTTGGAAATTGGGCTGGAACTTGGATTAGAGGAATCTAAACACTTGATTTACGAAATCGATGGTGAACCAGAAGTGGTCCTGATACTTATACAAACCTCAACATTCGTTAACGAACTATTTTGGGAGAATTACCATTGTGATGATTCAGACCAGAGCTACGACTACCAATTTAGCCTTTATAGAGGCGTGGTTAGCAGCTTCATTAAAATTGGTGAAATGCTCGGATTTACCTGGGAAGAAGTAGAACAAGCCTATTTTAATAAACATGCTATCAATATTCAAAGGCAAGAAAATGGCTATTAAACTTCCAGAAAATCCTTGTGCCATATGTAGAAAAAATGAGGTTGAAGTCTTGTGTGATTTTGTTGTTGATTATGACAATCACACTATTTTCGTAAGAGATTATAAAGATTTTTTATCACTCAATGAAAATGTTAAACATGAGACTTGTGATATGCCGATGTGTCGGGATTGTGCCAGTGAACATCAAAATGCCCA